GATTGGAGAAAATAAATGGCAGAAATCGACAAGTCGCTTCCAAACGAAGTAAGAACAGAAGTTAAAGTTCCTGGCGAAGAGGAGATCGCACAGGAAGTTAACGTAGAAGAAATTATACCTGAGAAAGGTCCAGTTGAAGTTGTTCCAGAAGAAGACGGTGGTGCAACGATAGATTTTGAACCTGGTGCAATTAGTATCCCTGGCACAGAAAATCATTTTGATAACTTAGCAGAATTATTACCTGATGATATTATCGATCCGTTAGGCAGTGAGCTTAAAGGAAATTACAACGATTACAAAATGTCGAGAAAAGATTGGGAGTCTTCTTACACTCAAGGTTTAGATTTATTAGGATTTAAATACGAAAACAGAACAGAACCTTTTCAAGGCGCATCAGGTGCAACACATCCTGTATTAGCTGAAGCGGTAACTCAGTTTCAAGCGATGGCGTATAAAGAATTATTACCAAGCGATGGTCCGGTAAGAACACAAATTTTAGGAGCAGTCACTCCACCAAAAGAACAACAGGCTCAACGTGTAAAAGATTTTATGAACTATCAAATCATGGATCAGATGCAAGAGTATGAACCTGAATTTGATTCTATGTTATTTCATTTACCTCTTGCAGGTTCTGCATTTAAAAAAATTTATTATGACGATTTACTAGGACGAGCAGTTTCTAAGTTTGTCCCTGCAGATGATTTAATCGTTCCGTACACAGCTACCTCATTAGATGATGCGGAAGCGATTATTCATCGAATAAAAATTTCTGGCAACGATTTAAGAAAACAACAAGTTGCAGGTTTCTATAGAGATATTGAATTAGGTACACCAGCACAGATGGAAAACCAATTAGAAGCTAAGGAAAGAGAATTAGAAGGCACGAAGAAAACAGCTAAACCTGATGATGTGTATACATTGTTAGAGTGTCACGTGAATTTAGATTTAGAAGGTTTTGAAGACACTGGTCCTGACGGTCAGCCAACAGGAATTAAATTACCATACATCGTAACGATTGATGAAACATCTGGAAAAGTTTTATCGATTAGAAGAAACTACAAAGCGGAAGATCCAAAGAAAAAGAAAACTCAATACTTTGTCCACTTCAAATTTCTGCCAGGACTTGGGTTTTATGGTTTTGGATTAATCCACATGATTGGCGGTTTATCACGAACGGCAACTTCAGCCTTACGTCAATTACTAGATGCAGGTACGCTCTCCAACTTACCTGCAGGATTTAAACAAAGAGGTGTAAGAGTTAGAGATGAAGCAGCTCCTATTCAGCCAGGTGAGTTTAAAGATGTAGATGCACCAGGTGGATCATTAAGAGATGCATTCTATCCTTTGCCTTACAAAGAACCATCAGCAACGTTATTACAATTGATGGGTATTGTAGTTAATGCAGGTCAAAGATTTGCGTCAATTACAGAAATGCAAGTTGGTGAAGGAAATCAAAATGCAGCTGTAGGAACAACGATCGCTCTTTTAGAGAGAGGATCTAAAGTGATGTCTGCAATTCACAAAAGACTATACACTGCACTTAAACAAGAATTTAAATTACTAGCAAAAGTTATTTCAACTTATTTACCACCAGTTTACCCCTATGATGTTGTAGGTGGCGCAAGACAGATTAAACAATTAGATTTTGATGACAGAGTAGATATTTTACCTGTTGCAGATCCAAATATTTTTTCTATGTCTCAAAGAATTACTTTGGCTCAAACAGAGTTGCAACTTGCAACATCAAACCCAAGAATTCATAATTTATATGCTGTATACAGAAACATGTACACGGCGTTAGGTGTAAAAAATGTTGATCAGATTTTACCTCCGCCAGCACCACCAGCACCAAAAGATCCAAGCTTAGAGCACATTGATGCTTTAGCGGGTAAACCTTTTCAAGCGTTTCAAGCTCAGGACCACAGAGCACACATCACATCGCACTTAAACTTCATGGCAACTAACATGGTTAGAAATAATCCTGCAGTTATGGCTGCGATACAGAAAAATATTTTAGAGCACATTAGTTTAATGGCTCAAGAACAAGTTCAGTTAGAGTTTAGAGAACAAATTCAACAAATGATGATGATGCAACAACAAGCACAGATGAATCCGCAAGTTAATCAGCAAGTTCAGATGATAACTCAAAAGATTGAATCAAGAAAAGCTGTGTTGATTGCAGAAATGACAGAAGAATTCATGAAGGAAGAGAAGAAAATTACATCACAATTTGATTCTGATCCTTTATTGAAGTTAAAAGCAAGAGAAGTTGACCTTCGAGCGATGGAAAATGAGCGAAAACAAAAAGCTGATGAGTCTAAAGCTGAACTTGATAGAGCAAAACTAATGCAATCAAGAGATATTGCTGAAGAAAAACTAGAGCAAAACGAAGATTTAGCAAAATTAAGAGCTGGAGTATCACTAGCTAAGTCAGGAATGCAGTCAGCAGTGGTTGCAGTGGAGGATTAATGAGAAAAAAGATGACAAGACCTGAGAAAAAAGTTAAAAAGGTCATGAGGGAGTTTAAAAGAGGCGAACTTCCTATTGGTAAGTCTAAGAAAAAAGTAAAAAGTCGTAAACAAGCGATTGCAATTGCTTTATCTGAAGCTGGTATTAGTAAAAAACGGAGATAATTATGAAAAACTATAAAAAATCTAAACAAGTTGCTATCCCGGATCAAAACATTGAAGTAGATCCTAGAAGTAAAACTAGTTTTAGAGGAAAAAACTACATCGCTACTGGTGACAAGACAGATGTCAAAGGTAGAGGTAAAGCTAGAAAACAAACTGCAACTTGGTACTAGTTTTTTATGTGGTTTCAGGCACTTAAATTAGCAGCGCAAGCTGGATCAAAGATTTATGCCAACAGACAAAAAGCAAAAATGGCTATGTCTGAAGCACAACTATTGCATGCTGAAAAACAAGCTCGTGGTGAGGAAGCTTACCAAGGTAAATTGTTAGAAGCTAGACAATCCGACTGGAAAGACGAGGCCGTCCTTATAATCTTGTCAACTCCAGTTGCTGTATTAGCATGGGCAGTCGTATCAGACGACCCATCTGCGATGGACAAAGTAAAATTATTTTTTGAAATGTTCTCGCAACTGCCGTCATGGTTTACAAACCTGTGGATCCTTGTCGTGGCGAGCATTTATGGTATAAAGGGAACACAGATATTTCGTAACGGAGGAAAAAAATAATGGTAAACAGACTATATAACAAACAAGTATCACCTAAAGGCTACAAAGCTGGTGGTAAAGTTTTAAAAGCTGTCGACAAAAAGAAAAACCCAGGTTTGGCTAAACTTCCAACAAAAGTTAGAAACAAAATGGGCTTTATGAAAAAAGGCGGCAAAGTAAAATAATGTGGAACTGGATAAAAAGTTTATTCGGTTTTAAAAAAGAAGTTGCTTTAGTTGTTAAGCAAGAAGTTGTTCCAACTAGAGAAACTCATTGTAGCAACCACTTACGATTTAAAAAAAGTTGTAAGAGTTGTTTAGAGGTAGTTTATGGCTAAACTATGTGCAAAAGGTAAAGCAGCAGCAAAGCGAAAATTTAAAATTTATCCTAGTGCATATGCTAACATGTACGCTAGTGGTGTTTGTTCTGGAAGAATAAAACCAGGCGGTAAAAGAACTAAAAAAGCTAAAGGTGGTTTGATCAAAGGTCAGGGCTGCGAAATTAGGTAATGGCTAAAAAAGGTTTAAGAGAATGGGTTCAAGAGAAATGGGTAGACATAGGAGCACCGAAGAAGAACGGAAAGTTTCAACCGTGCGGGAGAAGCAAAGGGAGCAAACGGAAGTACCCAAAATGCGTCCCACTTGCAAAGGCCACACGGATGACAAGCTCGCAAAGGGCGAGTGCTGTCAGAAGAAAGCGCCAAGCCCCGAACACTGGCCCTAAGCCAACAAACGTTGCAACATTTTCAAGAACTAAAAAAGCAAGCGGTGGTTCAATAGGTGATAGAATGGTTAGACAAGCTCAAAGAAATTATAGAGGTAGTTATATCTCAGGAGATTTAGGTGGCGTAAAAGTTTCAAATCCTAGTTTAGTTAAATACTATGGAAAGAAGGTGATGCCATGAGAAACGATTATTCAGTAAGAGAAAAACTAGCAAAAGGTGGAATGCCAGCTAGAAATAAAAAGAACTTTAGACCTACAAAGTCTGGAGCAGGTATGACAGAAGCCGGGGTCAAAGCCTACAGAAGAATGAATCCCGGTTCTAAACTAAAAACAGCGGTCACTGGCAAGGTCAAACCAGGATCAAAAGCTGCGAAGAGACGTAAGTCCTTCTGCGCACGTAGCGCTGGCCAAATGAAAATGTTTCCAAAAGCTGCGAAAGATCCTAATTCAAGACTAAGACAGGCTCGCAGAAGATGGAAATGTTAAATGAATCTAGAAGCAGTAATCACTAAGCTATTAAGAAATCTTAATACACAAATCAATACATTATCTTTATCCGTCACGTCAGGAAACATTGACAGTATGGAGAAATATAAGTATATAATCGGACAAATCACAGCTTTAGAAGCTGTAAAACAGGAAATCTCTATCCTGCTAAACGAGAAGGAGCAAAATGGAACAGTCATCGACATCAAAAACAAACGAGATCCCGAAGCATAAAAACGCTTTGGAAGAAAAATACAAATCACAACCAGCAGAAAAAAAAGTTACAGACGAAAAAGAAAAACTTCCTAACCCAACAGGTTGGAGAATGTTAGTCTTGCCTTTTAAAATGAGAGAAAAGACAAAAGGTGGAATCGTCTTAGCGGAAACAACATTAGAGAGACAACAAGTTGCATCTCAATGTGGTTTAGTTTTAAGAATGGGTCCAGATTGTTACAAGGACAAAGAGCGTTATGCTGACGGTCCTTGGTGCAAGGAAGGTGATTGGGTAGTCTTTGCCCGATACGCTGGATCTAGAATGAAGATTGAAGGTGGGGAAATACGTCTGCTAAACGACGACGAAGTTTTAGCAACAATCAAGAATCCAGAGGATCTCTTGCATGAATATTAAACATAGATAGGAGTAAACTATGCCAGACGTAGAAGAAAAAAAGACAGTTGACATTGATACCTCCGGCCCAGGAGCCGAGATCGATGTTACTGAACCAAAAGATGAATCAGTTGTTGAAGCTGATTCTAAGGAACAAGAAACAGTAACAAAGGAAACAAATGAAGAAACTAATCAAAACAATAGTCAGTCCGCTGACGCATCTGAGAAATCTGATGAGCAGCCTGCTGTTCAAGATAGCGAAGTTAAAAAAGAAGATGACAAGCTAGAAGAATACAGCAAAGGCGTTCAAAGCAGAATCGCTAAACTCACAAGAAAAATGAGAGAAGCGGAAAGAAGAGAAAAAGCAGCGCTTGACTACGCAAAAGCGGTTGAAGAAAAAAGAAAAGAAATGGAATCTAGATTTAAAAAATCTGATTCTGAATATCTTAAAAAACTTGAGTCGAATGTGACTACAGGTTTAGATTCAGCCAAAAGAGAACTTGCAGCAGCAATTGAAGCTGGTGATGCAAAAGCTCAAGTTGATATCAACAAGAGAATTGCAGAACTTTCTTTTGAAAATGCAAGACTACAAGAGAGAAAACAAAGAACAGAGAGTATGGCAAAAGAAGAGCCAGTTAAACTTTCTGACGGTGGAAAATTACCAGAACAAACTCCATCGGAACTTCCTGAACCAGATCCAAGAGCAGAAGATTGGGCAAGTAAAAACACATGGTTTGGCCAAGATAGAGCCATGACTTTTACTGCGTTCGAGATTCATAAGGATCTTGTTGAGAAAGAAGGTTATGATCCTAAGTCTGATGAATATTATGCGGAAATAGACAAACGAATACGTGTTGACTTTCCAAATAAGTTTGATAAAACTGAGGATAAACCAACGTCCAAACCGGTTCAGTCCGTTGCTTCTGTTAATAGAAGCGTAAAACCTGGACGCAAAACTGTGAGACTCACTTCTTCACAGGTAGCAATAGCTAAAAAATTAGGAGTGCCACTCGAAGAGTACGCAAAACAACTAAAAATCACGAAGGAGGTATAAGCGTATGGAAAATGAAAACAAAAAAACTTCCCGTGCGAACGAAACTAGGTCTAAAACTGAAAGGCCAAAAGTTTGGGTTCCACCATCTTCTCTAGATGCACCCCCTGCACCTGATGGATTCAGGTATAGATGGATAAGAGCAGAGAGTCTTGGTTTCCAAGATACTAAAAACGTAACTGGACGAATAAGAGAAGGTTATGAGTTAGTTAGATCTGAGGAAGTCGAAAACGCATCTGATTATCCTGTTATCGAAGACGGTAAATACAAGGGAGTCGTTGGGGTCGGTGGCCTTCTGCTTGCGAAGGTACCAACTGAGATTGCGCAGCAACGTCAAGCATACATGAGGCAAAGAGCCGAAGGTATGGACGAAGCAGTACAAAACGATCTTATGAAGGAGCAAGACAACAGGATGCCTATCAATGTTGATAGACAGTCCCGTGTAACCTTCGGTGGTACAAAGAAATAATTTTTTTGTTATTTCTGGTTGTTCATCGATTTAACGTTAACCAATATGGAATAGGATAAGACTATGGCAAACAAAAACACACAAGGTTTTGGTCTGATCGCAGGTGATAGATTAGGAAATACTCCAGCTATCTCTGGTCAATCAAAATACTTTATCGATGCTGGCGTTGCTGGAGCAATCTACAACGGTAGTGCTGTTAAGTCTGCTGCAGGATACATTGTCAATGGACAAGGTTCTGCTGCTCCTGTTGTTGGAGTATTAAACGGCGTATTTTACAATGCGGCTACAACTTTGAAGCCAACATTTGCTAACTTTTACGCAGGTGCAATTACACCAGCTAACAGTGAAGACATTACAGCGTTCGTCAATGACGACCCATTCCAGAACTACATTGTAGCGACTGACGCAGCGGTAGCACAATCTGGTTATCTAGAAACTTATGACATGAATACATCAGCTGGTAGCGATACTACTGGTAAGTCATCAGCAACTCTAGATATCGGAACTACTGGTGCAGACGACAAACAATACAGATTACTAAGATCAGCGGAAGATCCTGAAAATGATGAAAACGCTGCTTTCAGATCTGTAGTTGTTGTTGCTAACTTGTTAGAACTACAATCATAATAGGAGTATATAGACTATGGCAATATCAAGATCGCAACTAGTTAAAGAACTAGAGCCAGGCCTAAATGCACTATTTGGTCTGGAATACAAAAGGTATGAAAATCAGCATGCTGAAATTTATACTGAAGAATCTTCTGACAGAGCTTTCGAAGAGGAAGTAATGTTAAGCGGATTCGCTAACGCACAAGTAAAAGGTGAAGGTCAAGGTGTATCTTTCGACAATGCACAAGAAACTTTCACTGCTCGTTACACTCACGAGACTATCGCTTTAGCATTTGCTATCACGGAAGAAGCTATCGAAGATAACCTCTACGATAGATTAGCTTCTAGATACACAAAAGCTTTAGCAAGATCTATGAGTAATGCTAAACAAGTAAAAGCAGCAGCACCTTTGAATAACGGTTTACCTTCAGTAAACACATTCAAATCTGGTGATGGTGTTTCTTTGTTTAACACATCTCACCCTACGATAGCGGGTACTTTCAAAAATACCCTAACTACGCAGGCGGATCTTAACGAAACTTCATTAGAACAGTCGTTGATTGATATCGCGGCTCTTACTGATGAAAGAGGTCTTAAAGTTGCAGCGAGAGGTGTAAAAATGATCGTTCCTTCAGAGAACCAATTCACAGCTGAAAGATTGATGAAATCTCAAGGCAGAACTGGTACAGCTGATAACGACATAAACGCAATCGGATCTATGGGAATGATCCCTCAAGGTTACAGAGTTAATAACTTTTTAACTGATACTGATTCGTTTTACATCATCACTGACGTGCCTAATGGAATGAAAATGTTCCAAAGAGCACCGTTAAACACTGCAATGGAAGGTGATTTCGACACTGGCAACGTAAGATACAAAGCTAGAGAAAGATATTCATTTGGAGTATCTGACCCTAGAGGTATCTTCGGCGTTGAAGGTGCGTAATAACTGAAAATTTAAAGGGGCATCCTTGTGGTGCCCCTTTTTTTATGATAGAAAGAAGGAACCCATGAAAACTTTTCGAATACAAATCAGAGCATA